TGTCGGACATACAACCAAGGGAGAGAGCGGCGGAGACCAACGCCCGCTTCTGGGCCATCTTTAAGGCGCTGTTGGCGCCGTCGTAGGGGGACTGAGTTCCGGTGCGGCCTTCCCGGGTGTTGGCAGAACCATAGGAGCTGGTGATGATGTACTCCTTGCCTTCCACGATCTTCACCAAGTCGCAGCGGATAGAATAAAAGAAAAAGCCGATCTCCGGGTCCTCGATCTTACTCTCCATGCAGTACCGCTGGCAGAGCCCATAAGCCACAGCTACCTTCTCCGCGCCTGCCTTGAACAGGGTGGGATTTTTCGTCATGGCCTCGCCGTTCTTCTTGCGGATGACGCCGAAGTCGATGCCCCGGCGGAGAGTGGCGGGGGCACTTCCAAATACAGAGATTTCATAATCTGCGGAGTGGGGCTTCTTTTGAACCGCCAGCGGGGCGGCGTTATAGCTGTAGAGCATCATTTCTTCGCTCATGCGCGTTTCTTCCTTTCCACTGCCTGATTCATGAACAGACAGATTTTCAGCAGTTCCAGGTCATAGCGGACTTCCGTGAGCTCATAGGTTCCATCCTTGGAGAGTTTCAGAGCATAGAGATAATCCGGGGTACTATGCCATAGGGGCATCAATTCTTGGTAGGCTGTCAGCTGGGCCCGGAGAGATGGGCCGTGGAGTTGGCCAGTCTTGATGTCCAGGATACAGCTGCGGCCATCATAGAGCGTCCCGTATCGGTCCAGCGTTCCTGCGTAACCAAATTCCAGATTACCCATAGGGTACTCGATCAGCTCCCAGTCCGGGCGGTAGTCTTTCAGGAAACGGCGGTAGGCTTTCAGATACCCAGCGATCTCCGGTGTTTCCTCCGGTGTCTCGCCATAGTCGATCAGGGCGCAGGCTTCATGGACGGCGGTCCCCCGGCG